ATGTTCGGTAGAAAACCTGCTAATAGTCAACGATTTCAATTCGGTATCCAAAGTGCTACTCATATGTTTATAGGTGTTGGTAGTAAAAGAATAAGAACAAATGCCCCACATGGAATGGTAACGGGTACTTGGTATCATTGGGCAATAACATATGTTGGGCAGAGTAATGGAAAAACCCTTAAAGTATATAAAGATGGTGATTTGATGGCGTTAGATGCGGAGGGAGCTACTTCGGCTCTGGCAACATGGTCTGCAACAGGTGGAGATTCCCCAATATATTTTGGCGGATATAATATTCCCGCTGGGTATACAGCTGGATGGGCCTGTGGTCTTGATGAAGTAGCTATTTTTGATGAGGTTAAAAGTATAGGAACTTTATATACCGGAGCAAAACCTTCAGATTTAAAAGACGAATCTGGATTAGTAGGGTATTGGAGATTCGAAGAAGGTAGTGGAACTACGGTTGAAGATTTATCAGGAAATGGTAATCACGGAACATTAACTACTGCTGATACAGGCCTTCCTGCTTGGTCTACTTCTACAGCAAAATAAATAAAAAATAAAATGTATTTTGGGGAATATATATAATACTTATTTATGTATGAAAATGGTTACACAAAGAACAGTAACAATGACAATTGAACAATTAAACTTAATTAATAACAAATAGGAGATATCAAATGGATATTAACGCATTGAAGAAGCGTCTAGGTCAACTTCAAATCACAAACAATCGTACCTCAAATCTATGGAAGCCGTCGCCCGGCACAACTCAAGTAAGAATCGTACCTTATAAACACAATAAGGACAACCCTTTCATCGAGTTATTTTTTCATTATGATCTAGGTAGAAAATCTTATCTTTCACCAATGTCCTTTGGTCGTCCAGACCCAATAGAAGAGTTTTCTCAAAAACTCAAATCTTCGGGTAATAAGGAAGACTATCGTTTAGCTCGTAAAATCGAAGCTAAAATGAGGACTTTTGCTCCAGTGATCATTCGTGGTGAAGAAACACAAGGTGTTAAGTTTTGGGGTTTTGGTAAAACAGTTTATCAAGAACTGCTTTCCATTATTGCTGATCCTGATTATGGTGATATTACTGATCAAATGAATGGTCGTGATATTACAGTAGAGTTCAAGACAGCTGAAGAAATTGGTGCTTCGTTTCCTAAAACAACAATCAGAGTTAAACCAAATCAAACTCCGATTACGGAAGATGCTACTCTTCTTGAAAATCTGATGGACAACCAAAAGGATATTACTGAGATATATCAGGAACAATCCTATGATGAACTTACAGAAGTTCTGAATACTTGGTTGAATCCAGAAGAAGAAGAGTCGAAAGAACAACCTGTAACAAAATCAGCAGTGAAGGAAGATGTAAAATCTACTGAGGATGTTTCAGCAGCATTTGACGATCTGTTTAATAACTAATAGAAGACTAATAAGTTGGGGGGTGAGAGTTCCGACTTTCGCTCCCCTAAGTTATATAAATTTAGGAGACATTGTATGTCAACAAGAGACGAATTGGCAGGGCAACTTGCTGCTAGTTTAAATAAAACTTTCAAAGATACTAAAGTCGCTTATTTTCTTGATGGTTCTGACACAACACCCACAGATATAAAAGAGTTCATTTCTACAGGTTCTACATTATTAGACTTAGCAATATCAAATAAACCTAATGGTGGAATTGCAGTTGGTAGAATTACAGAAATCAATGGATTAGAATCAAGTGGTAAATCATTAGTTGGTGCACATCTTTTAGCTGAAACTCAGAAAAAAGGTGGTGTAGCAGTTTATATTGATACAGAAACCTCAGTAAGCCAAGACTTTTTAAAAGTTATTGGTGTAGATGTAAGCAGTATGTTGTATCTACATTTAGAAACAGTTGAAAATATATTTCAGGCGGTTGAAGAAATCGTATCTAAGGTTCGTGAATCAGATAAAGATAGGTTAGTAACTATTCTTGTGGATTCACTTGCAGCTGCATCAACGAATGTAGAAATGGAAGCAGATTTTGATAAAGAAGGATGGGCTACTTCCAAAGCAATTATTGTTTCAAAAGCATTAAGAAAGATAACTCAAATGATTGGTAGACAAAGAATTGCTCTTGTGTTTACTAATCAATTACGTGCTAAGTTAGGGGTTATGTTCGGTGATCCTTGGACTACAAGTGGTGGTAAAGCACTACCATTCCACGCATCTACAAGAGTTAGATTGAAAAACAAAGGTCAGATTAAAGATGCTAAGAAGAATACGATTGGTATGACGATACTTGCACAAGTTGTCAAGAATCGTTTAGGTCCACCTTTGAGAAGTTGTGAGTTCCCTCTATATTTTGAGAGTGGTATTGACGATGTGGGTAGTTGGTTAAAAGTGATGAAAGATCATAGTATAGTAAAACAAGCTGGTGCTTGGTATACTATAACCGATCACTTAGGAGCAGAACACAAATTTCAATCAAAAGAATTCGGAGAGAAGTTATCAGATCCTGATTTCAAAACATTTGTTTATGACCAAATTTGCGAAAAAGTTATATTGAAGTATGATATGAAAGATATGGGAATTGATGATGTGATTGAAACAGATGAGGTAGTTGGTGGATAATGTCAAATGCCAGATATCTTTCAATACTGAATGAGATAAAGAAAAAAGGTGGTTCTGTTGACTTTCAGAACACAAATAAGAAAGTCTTAATAGTTGACGGCTTGAACACTTTTATCAGAGTGTTCAGCGTAATGCCGACTCTAAACGAAAACGGTATACATGTAGGTGGCATTGTTGGTTTCCTTAAAAGCATCGGTTTTGCCATTAATATGTTTAATCCCACCCGAACTATCATTGTATTTGACGGTAAGGGTGGGAGTAACCGCCGTCGTAAATTATATTCTGAATACAAAAATAAACGTAGAACTTCTTACAGAGTCAATAGAGTAGATAATATTGGTGCTAATATTGATGATGAAAGACGAAATATGTATATGCAGCTCAGAAGAGTTGCAAATTATCTTGAATTATTACCATTAACTACTATATCCGTAGATGGTATCGAAGCAGATGATGCTATAGCATATATTGCAAAAAATGTAATCAAAGATGGTGAGAAAATTATTATGTCAACCGACAAAGATTTCTTACAGTTAGTATCTGATGATATTAAGGTTTGGTCTCCTACAAAAAAGAAAATATACGACAGAGAAGCAGTTTTAGAAGAATACCGTGTAACTTCAGACAATTTTATTATGGCTAAAATATTTGAAGGAGATAAATCTGATAATATAAATGGTGTAAAAGGAATAGCAACTAAAACTTTAGTAAAAAACATACCATCTTTGAGTGAAGAATCTAATAATTATAATTTACAGAAGATATATAAATACGCACATCAACATAAAGATGATGGTAATAATTTTTTTGTTAAGATACGACAGAATAAAGAGTTATTAGAACGTAATTATAAGTTGATGCAGTTAGAAGATGTAAATATAAGTGCTTCAACTAAAACAAAATTGATTGATGTAGTTAGAGGTCCTATAAGAAGATTAATAAAATACAAATTCGAATCCATGTTCATGGAAGATAGATTATTTCAGAATCTACCGAATGTAAGTAGTTGGTTAGCTCAAAATTTTACCACTATGGATAAATATGCCGAGAAAACTCATGGGTAGAAAAAAAATATATTATACTGTTAAGGAAAAGAAAGAAGCTCAGAGAAAATGGCAAATGGGTTATTATTATAGAAATAAAGAAACCATTCTGAAGAAAATGAAAGAAAAATATAGACAACGGAAATTAAATTTGGGTAGGTCAAGGTTGACAAAGGAGTTATATGGAGAATAATTCTTTAACGCAGTTTGGAACAAGCTTTCAATCAAAGATTATCACATCTTGTTTGTTAGATACTATGTTTTTACAAACTGTTATGGAAGTTCTTCAGCCAGAATACTTTGAGTCTGATGCAAATAGTTGGATAGTTAAAGAAATATATAAATACTATGTAAAATATAAAACTACACCAACATTAGAAGCTTTAAAGATAGCAGTAGATGAAGTTGAAAATGATATATTAAAATTAACTATTGTTGAGGCATTAAAAGAATCTTGGAGATATAGAGAAGCAACTGATTTAAAGTTTGTTCAAGAAAAAACATTAGAATTTTGTAAAAATCAAGTTCTCAAATCTGCTATTATGGAATCTGTAACTCTATTAGAAAATCAAAACTATGATGGTATAAAAACAGTTATAGATAATGCTATGAAAGCAGGAACTCCTGTTGATATTGGACATGATTATAATGTAGGTATAGAAGAAAGATTAACTAAAGCTACAAGAATTACAATAAAAACGCCGTGGGATATTATAAATAATATTATGGATGGTGGTCTCGGTGAAGGTGAATTAGGTGTAGTAGTTGCACCAGCAGGTGTTGGTAAGACTTGGTTACTTCAAACAATTGCAGCAGGTGCACTTAAAAAAGGATTTACTGTAGTTCATTATACATTAGAGTTGAATGAAACATATGTTGGTTTGAGATATGATACTGTTTTTAGTGGTATAACTACACAAAATATTAAGTATCAGAGAGATGAAGTTAAAAAAATAATTGATTCGATTGAAGGTAGAATGATTATTAAATACTACCCAACACGTGCAGCAACTGTTAATACACTTTCAGCACATTTAAAACAATTAGAACTGAAAAATATAAAACCTGATTTGGTTGTTGTTGATTATGCAGATATTTTGAGAGATAGTAGTGGTATGAGAGAGGTAAGGCACCAGTTAGGTGCTGTTTATGAAGATTTAAGAGGATTAGCTGGTGAGTTCAAAGTTCCAATATGGACTGCATCGCAAGCTAATCGTTCAGCATTAGATGAAGAAATTATTGAAGCACAAAAGATTGCTGAATCATATAGTAAAATTATGATTTCTGATTTTGTGTTGAGTATAAGTAGACAAGCACAAGACAAGTTAAGTCATACTGCAAGATGCCACATCA